GACAGTTGATTGTATTGCTGAATATAACGGCGAGTTATCAATAATCGACTTTAAGACTTCTAAAAAACCAAAACCACGTGAGTGGATCGAACATTATTTTGTTCAATGTATGGCATACGGATGTATGCTCTACGAACTGACTGGTATTTCAGTCAAAAAACTTGTAATCATTATGGCTTGTGAAAATGGAGAATGCGTCGTCTATGAAGAATATGACAAATCAAAATACATCAAACTCCTCAGCAAATATATTAGAGAATTTGTTAGAGATAAACTTAACGCCTATGGAACCGAATAGAGAACTAGAAGAGGCGATTGAGAATAAGTTTTTAACCCCATCAAAATTTTCTCTTGAGATTGAAAAAATCGTATCAGAAGAAAATTTTAATTACATCGATGCAATTGTTCACTATTGTGAAATCAACAGTCTTGAGGTAGAATCAGTTACTAAACTTATTTCAAAACCCTTAAAAGAACGATTAAAGTGGGACGCTATTCGTCTTAACTTTATGAAAAAAACATCTAAAGCAAAACTTCCGTTATGAGTCCTTTTGAGACATATCAAACTTATCTTTCTATGAAAAGTCATTTTACTAACAGTAAATATGACTTTTTTAAGTATGGAGGCAAATCCAGAGCAACAGTTACTTCATTTAATAAAAGAAAAGATAAGTATTGGTTTGAGAAGACCAGTCGTAAGTATTCTGATAAAGAAATTGTAGATTTTTTACTTGCAAACTTTGTATCCACAGACAACCCACAAAACCTATGGATTGGAGAAATTATCAATTCTGGAGAAAGAACATACGCAGATTGGATGCGGAGACAGCAGAGTTTAACTTACTTGTTCAAAGAACAAAGCAACGAATTGTTCTCTCAGATAAAATTAGAAGATGTTTTGACTTGTTCCAAAGGTCATCCACCCGTTCTCAAAAGTTTCCTGAGCGGGAAGATTTGTATTGAAACACTATGCATTTATGATAAAATTTTCCTGTTCGGGAAGAAGTTTGACAAGAAACTTTTGGACCCAGTGTGGGAAACCGTCAGTTTAAAAATTAAGAAGTATAATCCGTTTCTAAATATTGACGTATTCCAGTTTAAAAAAATTTTACGGGAAATTATAAATGAGTAACTTTTTCGACTCTGATATTATTCAGGAAGAACTGAAAGAAATCAATAAGTTACAAGAGGAGATTTACGGAAGTATTCTCACCTTTGGTAAAATGGACCGTGAAGATAAATTGGAGCACATTGAAAAATTACAAATACTTCTTGAAAAGCAACGTGTAATGTATACACGTCTGTCTCTTTCTGACGATCCACAAGCGGTTGAGATGAAAGAGAATCTTCGTAAGTCAGTTGCCCTGATGGGATTCCCACCAGAGACTGATATGGGTATTTTGTTTAAGAGTATGGACAAAACAATCGAATCCTTAAAGCAGTACGTTGACCGTTGAGGTCATCCCTGCTATAATATCCAAGTAATCCCCCGAATCCAATTAATCCGAGGTAATCCAAATGTCTTTTGCTGACCTTAAGAAGCAATCTAAACTTGGCAATCTTACTGCCAAACTGGTTAAAGAAGTTGAAAAAATGAATACAAGCAGCGGTTCTAGTGATGACCGTCTGTGGAAACTGGATGTAGATAAGAGCGGCAATGGTTATGCCGTAATCCGTTTCCTCCCTGCTCCGAACGGTGAGGACCTTCCGTTCGTGAAACTCTACAGTCACGCATTCCAAGGTTCTGGTGGTTGGTATATTGAGAACTCCCTGACTACTCTGGGTCAGAAGGATCCTGTGTCGGAACTGAACTCCGAACTGTGGAACAACGGCACTGATGCTGGTAAGGAACTGGCACGTAAGCAGAAGCGTAAACTGACTTATATTTCTAACATCTACGTTGTTAAGGATCCTGCTAATCCTGCCAACGAAGGTAAGGTCTTCCTGTACAAGTTTGGTAAGAAGATCTTTGACAAACTGACTGCTGCAATGCAACCTGAGTTTGAAGATGAAGAAGCAATCGATCCGTTTGACTTCTGGCAAGGTGCTAACTTCAAACTGAAGGCAAAGAATGTTGCTGGTTATCGTAACTATGATTCCAGTGAGTTTGCTGCTGCTGGTCCTCTGCTGGACGATGATGATGCAATGGAAGCAATCTGGAAGAAGCAATATTCGCTTTCTGAACTCGTTGCTGCCGATCAGTTTAAAACCTATGATGAACTGAAGAAGCGTCTTGACTATGTGCTGGGTTCTAAAGGTTCTCGTCGTGTGGACGAAGAAGTTGCAGAAGAAGAGACCTATTCTCGTGGTCCTGTGAAGGATCTCGATGATGATCTTCGTACTGAACTCAACAATCTGCAACCCACCCGTCGTGCTGCTGCAGTGGATGAAGATGAAGATGATGATACTCTGAGTTACTTCCAGCGACTCGCTGAAGAGTGATAGAGTGGGGGGCAACTGCCCCCCTTTTTTATACCATTTTATTTCTTGTGTTTTCTGTTCTGATCAGTGTGCGATCAACATACTGAGAAGACTCTGTATAATACGCAATATCACGAGCATCAGTTAGGAACTGTTGTAGATAAACTCTCTTTAGAATATCAATATTTCTTTTTGACTCATTTAACCGAGTTTCATATTCGTAATTAGAAATTCCAATAACGGGATATAGTGTTTCGGTTTGATTGTCTGGATTGAGAATTGTAAATGATCCATCTACAACTTTTCCAGCAGGTAAGATTAAACGATTTCTTGAGTCTTTGACTTCTGTCGTTTCATAAAATCTTACAGCATTTAAGTCATCACCATATTTTTCTTCTGCAAATCTATAAAGATCTCTACTACTCAATGGCCACTGGTCCCTTACATTAGTAATTCCAGCAACTGTTAATACTACCCAATCGAGATCTGATTTATCATATAATTCTTCTGCAACAGTATCAGGTCTTGCTCCTTCTGGAATAGTATATTTGTTAAAAAGAACAAAAACATCTTTTAAATCATCACGAATTTTAAGCCTTCTAAAAATATTTTTGACACGAACATACTGAGTTGATGAAACCCTATCTGTTAGTGGTGATTGATATTCTAAATCGGGTAGTTCTCTAAAGTAAGACATATCAGTAACCTACTCCAGTTTGTCCTCTGGTCGTTTGATAATCTTCTGCATAAATTGGTGTCAGTTCTTGGAATGTTAAACCTAATGATATCTGAATCGGTGTTCCATCAGCATAAGTTGCATATGCTCCTGTTGCAGTATAATCAGCACTTAAAGAAGTTAGAGCACAAACTTTAAATTGATTTAGGAATGGATGAGGATTTTTTCCACTATAATAAGTTAGATTATAAACATCAGGGGCCTGAATAAAAATACCCTTTCCAGAGTCAGCAACAGCACCTGTTTTTTTAGCAGACATTGATGATTTAAAAAGCATAATAATTGCTTTTATTTCATCTGCTTCTGCCTTTGATCTTGGTGTTAAAACCCAACTGAAAGAATGACTTCTCAAAGTGACTCCACGAAAGAGAAGTTCTTGGTTTTGGTTCAATACAGAACCAGTTTGACGATTGACTGCTGCAAATGGATCGATGTTTTCTTGTCCGATTAAAGCATTTACTGCACTTGCTGCAAATCCTTTTGCAATGGCATCTTGAGTATTCTTATCATTTGCCGCATTCATTAAACTTTGTCCACCTTTAAGAACTTTATCAAGTGCATCCATAACTGGATTACGACTCATTATTGATGCGCCCAATCCACCTGCAGCTGCGGCAGCGAGTGAATTCATTTTATCTTCACCCCACTCTACGCTTCTTCCGTCTTGGATTTGACGAGGTATTGGCAAATAAACTGATGCAACAGGTGTTTTAATACTTTCTGTTAAATCTGAATTTGGATCATCTGATGATTTTAGACGAAACTGTTCGCTACCTCTGGCACCAAAACCAGGTGGTTTATAATTAACAACATCAATTTTTAAATAGTCATCAGCTTCTTCTAATCGCTCTCTAGGATAGCGTAATACTGTATATCCTTTTAGCCTTGCCATTTATTTTTTTAATTATTTATTCTAAAATTTGCAAAATTTATACCCTGCAAATCTTTTAGTTCCGAACGAGTCACCTCATAGAGAGATCCAGCGACTTCAGTCCAAGTATATTGACGTGGTTGACCCCAATGAAAATTGATTCCTCTAAATCCCCATTGAAATAAATCAGTGACACCTACGAGAGGATTTTGATCATACCTTATATTAGGTGTTTTTGGATTGTATACAAAAATATAAAATCTTCCCGTCTTTGGTTGAGATCCACTTTCTTGTAAAACCTCTAAAAGTTCTAACATAATATCATCAGGATCTTCTTTTCCAGTCAAATTGTCTATGACGGATCTGACTCGATTTTTTGTATCGTCAGTATCTGTAGGATACAGATCTTGTTCTGTTGATTTTTTTGCGTCTTGCCTTTCTTTTAGAGTCTTTCTTGGCATTAGTTGATACCTAGATCATCTTCTGTGATTATTTTAAATTGCCATTGACGATCTTCACAAAACTCTTTTGCCGCTTTCCATTTTGCTTGGTTTTTGGCATATTCAGTGACTTCATAAATGTATTGTTTAGTTTTTCTTTTCTGAACCTGTGGTTCTACCGTTTGTCTTTTTGGTTTTACCTCAATCAAATACTTTTTAATATGGCCTGTACTTTCTCTAACTTTGATATAAAAGTCTGGAAAGTAACGATGAATTTTTCCATCTAAAGGAGAACGATAAGGCAATGCTAATTCTTCAGATCCCCACTCTAAAATGTTTTCATTTTTATCACAATAGACCATAAACTTACGTTCCCATAAAGATCTATAGATGATATTGGTTGGATCTCCTTTGTACTTTTTTGGAAATGATGGTTGGTATTTTCCCTTATATGACATCTAAATAACTATACTAAAACACTCATAATAGGTATTTAGAGTGGTCGCACCTCGAAGAATATCGGATTTTAAACCATTATTTACCAATCTAGCTCAAACTTCCCATTATTTGGTTCAGTTTGGTATATCTCAAAACGTCGCATTAGTTGAGTATCTAAGAAAGCGTGGTGTAGATCCAAGATTTATTTCAGAATCAGCAGGATTATTAGTTAGAAATGCAAGTATTCCAACAACTGCATTTGCAACTGCGGAAGCTTATGATTATTTGGGTATAACTGAAAAGGTAGCACATAATCGTCAGTTTACTCAAACTCAGATGGAAGTTTATGTTGATAGTGAATATAAGACTTTAAAATTTTTCGAGCACTGGATGGAGTTTATTGCTAGTGGGGCGCACAATCAATCATTGACTACTCCTGCAGAACAAAAACCAGAAATTCCAATCACTAGAAAAAATTATATTACCAGATTCCAATATCCTGACTATTATAAATCAAATGCAACGAAAATCATTAAGTTTGAGAGGGACTATAAGAGACAACTAGAGTACAATTTTGTTGGATTATTTCCAATGTCAATGAATGAAATTTCTGTTTCTTATCAAGATTCTCAAATAATGACAGTAGGTGTAAGTTTTATGTACGATAGATATATCGCTGGACAAAACAGCAGTCTTGCTGAATCTCTTGATAGAAGCAATAATAAAGAAAATCAAACTTATGCAGAGGCATTTAAGAATGGAAATATCACTAATCTAAGTACAGATCAGATTACGAAACTTTATAGAGATGCCGATAAATTTACATTTGCAAAAGATGCTGGTGTTAATACATCAAATATTGAGTGGCCAAAATCTTTTGATGCAAATAAAATAACTCAAGCAAGTTTTAGAAGTTTATAAAACAGATCTAAATATTTTTACTGAAGTCTTTATAGGTTATTATGCCTTTACCAACAATTACTACACCAACATATGAGTTGGAAATTCCATCTACGAAACAAAAAATTAAATATAGACCATTTTTAGTTAAAGAAGAAAAGATTCTGATTCTTGCAATGGAATCTGAAGATACAAAGCAGATAGCAAATTCGGTTAAAGAGGTTATCTCGAATTGTATTAAAACTAAAGGTGTAAAGGTTGAGGAATTAGCAACGTTTGATATTGAGTATCTCTTTTTAAATATTAGAGGTAAGTCCGTAGGTGAATCTGTAGATGTTTTGATTACATGCCCTGATGATGGAACAACTCAAGTTCCTAAGAGTATCAGTCTTGATGAAATCAAAGTACAAGTAACTGATGATCATTCTAGAGACATTAAGTTGGATGATAATCTATCTCTTCGTATGAGATATCCATCGTTAAATGAATTCATTAAAGCTAACTTTGGATCAGAGACTGCAATTACTGTAGATGATACTTTCGATCTAATTTGTAGTTGTATTGAGCAAGTTTATAGTGAAGATGAATCTTGGGCGGCAAGTGATTGCACTAAAAAAGAATTGCAAGAATTTGTAGAATCTCTAACATCAAGTCAATTTAAAGACGTTGAAAAGTTCTTTGACACAATGCCTAAGTTGTCCCATACCATTAAGATTAAAAATCCAAATACTAAAGTTGAGAGTGAAGTTCTTCTGGAGGGACTATCGGCTTTTTTCGCGTGAGTATGGCTCATGAAAATCTTGAGTCATACTATAAAACTAATTTTGCCCTGATGCAGCATCATAAATATAGTTTGACAGAGCTTGAAAATATGATTCCTTGGGAAAGAGAAATATATGTAACTCTTCTCCAACAATATATTGAGGAAGAAAATTTAAAAAATAAAAAGTAATTAAATGGCAGTTATTTCCTCGCCTCTAGCTAACTCACTTCAGGGTGGACTAATCCAGCGTGTTTCTGGATCAGCTTTTGGTGGAGGTAGAGGAATTGGTCCGATAGGATCAAGTAATGTTGGTAGTGATAGAAGTCAAGAACTTTTAGAAAATAATCAATCCACTCTTACATCTATTTCTTCTAGTTTAAGTACAATTTCGCAAGAAATTGGAGTTTTAAGAAATGGA